ACAAGATTCTTTAGGATCTTCAACCTTTGCATGACTAAGAGCAGCTTCTTTCCACTCATTCATGGCATAAACGTACCAATAGAAGGAAATAACTCTTTAGTGCATACTCTCAAAGGTATTCGTATGTTTGCTAAATCAAAAGCAGCAGCTAATTCAAATTGTACTATTGCTCTGTTTTCTGATGATTTTCTATCAATTTTATATATTTCCTTTGCATATTCTGCTGTTGGATCAGGGGTTCCATAGGGATTTGTATTACCTGTAAAATTTACAGCATCTAAAAATCTTGCCAATGTTCTAACTCTTGTTACTACAGCACCAGTTAAATCATTCCCAGGAGTTACAACATTTACATTTAATAAAATAGCTGTAATTAAATTTGTGACATTACTTATCGTTAATGTAGGTCTGGGTAATTGACCATTTGCATATTTAAATCCATCAGCTTCTAAAGGTACAGCGATATAAGTATTTCCGTTCCAGACTATATTTCCGTTAGAATTAGCGTTTCCATAAGCTATTGGATTACTACCATCGTGAAATCTATATGTAGTAGCTGATCCATGCAAAGCTGCATCTGTTGTCAGTTCAAACATCTCAATAACTGAACCAGGATTTATTGATTGGGTTTCAGATACAGGTTTTGCCATTATGGTTCAAATACTTGTATGAAAGTTACATTTATTCTGTTTCTATTAAAGTCAAATATTTCTTTTGTAAAAGAAGGACATACCCACTTATAAGTTACAGTTTCGTCAGGAGGGGACCAATCAAAAGATGCACCATCAACTTTTCTTGCTTCTAAAAAACTTTCTATTATGGCTGCGTCTGTATTATCTTCGTTAAAAACTAAACTCCACTGTTTTGCATTTTGATTTAAACCAAAAGTAAATCTTTGCTGGTAACCATCACCAAACTGAACTGTTCTGGTATTAGTAATATCAGTTTTATTTGCAGAAAAAACAGGGTTATAACTAGGAAAAGTAGCCATTATCTTAATAAACCTCCAGGTCTTCTTTGTTTAATTAATTCCGATTGTATCGCTGCTGAAATAACTCTGCCAAGTTCTTTTCCTTGCTGCTCATTACTTTGAACAGACGATCCAGAGGCATCTACATTTACACTAATATTTGTGCTACCCCCTCCAGCTAATTTATCGTTAGGGATTATTGTACCTGATCTTTTTGGTACGAATAATTCTGGCCCTTTCTCCCCTACAAGTGAAGGTTTGCCAACAGGGGGTCTACCTCCATTCGCAAACTTTAACATTGGTAAGCTACCAAATATACCTCCAGCACCTCCTGTTAAACCACCTAACAATGTATTTACACCAAGTTTTATAAGTGTGGAACTTAAATCATTTAATATTGACTTTGCAGCTTCTCCTAACGTTTTTGTACCTTGTATAGCAGCAGCTATATTATCGCTAACACCAGAAGCAATAGATTCTCCAATTAATTCAAAATTTGTTTTTATAGCACCAGTTGCCACTGCAAGATCCTTCTCAAGTTTAATTGCGTCATTCCTTAACTTATTGTGTTTTGTAAGTTCATTTGTGTTTGCAGTATGAATATCTCTTAGTTTCTGTAATTCACCTTCTTCAAGTTTTTGGTTTTCAGCTTTTTTAAGATCTAAATCTGATTGTTTTATTTTTTCTTGAAGAACTTTTTTCTCTGCGTCAAATACTTGATTAACTTTTGCTATAGATGTTGCAAGTTCTTTATTCATGCCTCCTTTAACTGCTTCATTTATTCGATTCTGTAAATCAAGTTCTTTTGTTTTTTCTTCAACCAAAGTTTGAGATTTAGCTACTACTTCATCATTAGCTAAATTAATTTTATTTGTAACAGCAAAACTTGCCTTATCTGCTTTAAGTTGTTTTATATCATCAGCAGTACCAGGTTTTGCCTTTTTGCCTCTACTTGTCATTCTAAAACCTGTTTCTTCTATTTCTGTTCCTCTATCTAATAACTTTTGAGCATCTTCATTACCAAGAGCAGCAGCATCTTTTACAATTCTATCTATTTCAGCTTCTTTTAATTTTTTCTGTCCAGCAACAAGATTTGCAATGAAGTTAACAAAACCACCAGCAAAAGCCTGTAATTTTAATAAAGCAATATTAAATTCTTGACCTAATAATCTAGTTGTTTCTCCAAAGTTTTTAATTTTATTTATTCCTTCTTGATCTATTCTATTACCCATCAATGTCATTGAAGCATTAAAAGCTGCTGTTTTTCCTTGGGTTCTTTCAATTCTTTGTAATTGTGCTTCCTGAACAGAACCTTGCAATCCTAATGCTGCTGTAACTGCTTGAGTGTCTCTTGTAAAAGGCCCAATAGCTCTACCTAACTCGGATGCACCATTTACCAAATTATCTACGATAGAACCTATTTGAGTACCTACAAGGGATAATGCAAAACTGAATTGCCCACCTAATAAACCACCAGCAGCACCACCCAAAGCACCACCTACAGATGCTCCACCACCTTGACCAAATAGTAAAGGAAATGCACCACCAATAAGACTTCCAGATATAGCCCTATCTCTTATAGCACGATCTTCTGCTGTTCTTCCTCTCCTTGCTCTTCTTAAATTTGCACCAAAACTTTCTGTTTTTGCTCTTCTTCTTTCTATACTTGCTAAACTTTTTGTTTTTTCAATAGAGGCTTTTCTGCTATTAGATAATGCAATTTCAGCTTTTGTTGTTTTTTGTATTTGAGTAGCTCTTTTACTAAATGCAGCAAACCCTGTTAGATCACTTGATTTGATAGTAGAACCTCTACTACCACCACCACCAAATTTAGGACTTACGGCTTTTTGTTTTTCAATCCTAGTTAAAATTTGACCTTTAGCTATTTCTTCATTTTTTAATTGAATTTTTTTTGCAATATTATCTAAACTTCTATTTTCTAAAGCTGCTAATGATTCATTTAATTTTACTAAATCTTTAGCTTGTTGTGCTTGAGTTATGTCTTTGTCAATTCTTCCAGCTTCTTGTGGGCCGAAGGGTTTTCCTCTAGGGCCAACTGTTTTTAATAAATTATTTCTTTCTAATAATTCTGCATTAACTTTTGCCTGTGCATTTGCAAGATTTTCTGCTGCTTTTATTCCTTGTACAGTTGATATATTTGCTTTGTCAAAATTTGCTTGAGCTTTAGCTAATGCTGAATTTAAATTATTTAAAGTAGGAACAAAGTGACTTCGAGTCACACTGTTATACTTCATTATTTTTTCAATACTTCTATCTATTGCTCTTCCATTTCTATCTAAATGAATATTTAGACTTCTTAAGTCTCTAAGACCTTTAACAGCTAATTGTATATCAGCCTTATATGCCACAATTAAAAAACAAAATGTAACTTTATTCTAGCTTATCTCCTTCGTTTTACTTTTTCAAATTCTTTTTCTTGTTCTTCATTAACTATTTGAAAATATGCACTCCAACCTATAAGTTCTTCAAATGTCATATTTCTGACTTCTACAAGACTCTTACCTAGTTCTTTTGCTACACCAAACTGCAACATCATAAGATTATCTTTTTTCAGTTGGGCAGCTAGTTCTTTGGGTCAGGTGTGTCCTCTTCAGAATTTATAACAGCTAACATTAAACTTTGAAGATCAGCATCTTTTACTTCATTTTTTAATACATCAATTTCTCCTGCATTAAAAAGTTTTCTACCATCTACATCTTGAGCTTTAGCAATAAGTAATTGCAACGCAAAAGCATTAGCATCATCACTTTTGGCTTGTCTTTGTGCTCTTTCTCTTTCTGCCATAGTCAATGGTGTTACATACATTTCAAAAATAGAACCATCAGATAATGTAACTTCTTTTTTTACAGGCTCAAGATTTGCAGCTTTTCTTAGTCTGTCTAACGCAGATAAATTACTTGCCATGAATAAAAACAATATAATATTTATATTATTCTAATATAAAACATAAAAAAACCCCAGATAATCTGAGGTTCGTTAAGTTATGCTAATTTAATTAAGCTGTCTTAGATAGGTCGAATGTAGGAGCAGCACTAGGTCTGAACGCTATCTCTACAACTTGTCCGTCATCTGGGTTAACGTTAAAACTTGCAGAAGTCAAAATAATATCTGCCAAGATTGATCTACTTGCGTTTTGATCTACGTTAGCACCACTCATCTGACGATCAATATACAATCTTACCTTTGCACCAGCTTGCTGACGTTGAATAACATCTTCAACCATTCTGCTAGATAGAAGTGTGTCATCATCTGTTGAATAAACACTGGCAGAACCACTACCATCAGCGAAACCTGAGATGAATGTTCTAAATGGTGCGGTTTGAGTAACAGTTTGACCAATACTTGTTACATCAATTTCTGCTCTGGTTATCTCAAAACTCCACTCTCTTACAGATCCAACAACTAATGGTGTTGTAAATGTAATGCTTGCAAATGTTCCAGCAACAAAAGTAGGAGATGCTGAAGCTGTTACTGCTGCTCCTCCTGCTGTTGAAGAAACTGTCATAACACCAGTTGAAGCATCATAAGTTTTTACAAAATAATCTGCTGCTGGAATACAGTTAGTAACTGTAGATCCTGCTGGATATGCAAGTGTTACTGTGTCATTTACTCTGAAACCCAACTGAGATCCAACAGTGATGTTTCCTCCTGATGAAGGAAAAGCTGATGCTGTAAGAGTTGTTACGCTTGTACCAGCAGGAGAATAATATAACGCTCCCGAAGTACCCGATAGAACTGTAGCCATGATTAATAATTCTAAGGTTTGAACATACGGGTACTACCCGATATGTCTATAGGATAGCCTAAATTTAAACAATAATTCAAGAAATTACTGTAGCTTGAAAATTTGTTTCGATTGTTGATACAAAGAAGGGTCTATCTGTTTCAAAATTAGGCCCAGTAATCTCTCCAGTTCTTACATGAACACCACTTGTAGGCTGTCCTGTTGTATTTAAAGTGCGAATACTTGTAAAAGCAGTGTCAATTAAAGTTTGATTTCTTGCTGGCCCTTTATCCTTTTCACTAAATACTTTAATATTCAAAACTCCTCGTATTTGATCAAAAGAAGATGTTAAACCTGTTTCAGTAGTAAGTCCAAATTGAATATTTATATAAACAAATTCACTATCAGCATCAGAAATAACATCACCAAAATTATCAAAAAATACTGGTATTGCAGGACTTAATGCACCATAAGCTGTAGCAATAGGTGTTTCCATTGCTGCTCTAACTCCTTGAAAATTCATCCAAAACCTCCAAATCTTTTTTGTGCTTTTGCAATAGCTCTATTCATTGATATTTTAATTGTTTTTTGTAATTGTCCACCTTCTTTATAAGTTCCAAACCAATCTGGAGGTGCGGTTCTACTTGAAACATATTTTGACTCTCCACCACCTATTTCGTATCGCAAGGTCTCGCCACCCCTACCAGCACCAACTTGTTCTAATTTTTCTCTACCAGTTCTTGAATATGGTGCATCTCCAATGACCTTTCCAGTTCTTTTTACTTTTCCTCTTCTAAATCTTCCTATTAATTCATCTTGAGCATATCCTTTATCAGGAGAAAAGTTTCTAATATTTACTGGAACATCTCGACCAGCCTTTGCTAGTTTTTTCATTTCACTTTGACTAAATCTAGGTGATTTAATTCTTCTAGGATTTCCTTTATTTCCATTACCTTTGTTTATATTTCCATTAGCTTCAATTTCCCAAGAATTTGAATATCTACCTGACCAAGATGGGCCAGCATCTTGTAATTCTTCAACAATTTTTTCTGCTGCATCTAATGGGCCATCAAAAGCTATTATACTTGCTGCCATATTTACATCTCTTAAAATTTTTTTAAATGGATTTTTCATTATTGAGGTTTGGCAATAACAGTATGAAGTATAGGATTATCTCCCCTTGATGTATTGATACTAATAATTCTTGCAACTTTATTTACTCCATCTGCTGCATATTGAATTCTATCTTTTACCTTGGGATAATAACTTCCTAGTTCATCATTACCAAAAATAAATTTAAGATCATTTGTTTGACTTGTTCCTTCATAAGTAGATCCAGATACATTACTTATAATTGCCTTTAATTCAATATTCGTATCAGATCCACTAACTTCTCCTGTGGTCGTATTGTATGTCTGAGATGTAGCTGTCTTAATATAAGTCACATCAATACCAAATTTATCTAATAATTGTTTTGGTAAACCTTTAAAAGTATTGTCTATAAATGACATATTATCCTCGTACTACCCTCATCTGAAAAGACCCTGCTCCACCAATCATATACGCACCAAGATAACTTTGTAACCAAGGATAAACATCTAAAATATTATTTGTCGGGCCAGTTCCCTGACTAGATGTATTAAATTTTACCTGTAAATCTCCTAATTTTGCTTCAGAAATATTTCCATCTTTACCAGTAGTACCAGTAATGGCATCAGTATCGTTTGCCAAAGCTCTAGCTAATTCATATTGTGCATATTTAATATTATTTGGAATTACAGTACAAGATAGTTCTACATCATCTACCTGATAATTATTTCTAGGAAACTTTAACGCCTGACCTTGATCACATCTATCTCCAAAATACATAAAACTATCAATCCATCTTGTTGCAGCTATTAATGCTCTATTCTTTTTATCATCCTGTTTATTATCCCATTGCGTAGAACTTGGGACGGTTTCAAAATATGCGTCTGCTTCAGCTAATGTGACATAGCTATTAGCATTAGCTCCAGATATTGTTGCGTCTATAGTAGCTGCCACGATTTCAGAAAGTAATTTAGTTTTATTGTAGCGTAAAGAAAAAACCCCACCAATAATTGATGAGGTTTATTGACCACCAAATTAATCTTACGATTAATATGTTGATGTATCAAGAGGTGAGTTAACTGTTAACTGAACCAATGGAATCAAGTCAGCATCATATGTAAGTGCCCACTTGTTAGCTGTTGCTAAGTTTGCATTGGTTGGGTTATCATCAGCAACGTTCCACTTAGTACCCATAACGTGATAGGCACTGTGATAGTCAACAGACATAACATCTTGCTTAGAAAGAATGTTTCTTTCAGCTTCGATTCTTAGTGCTTGCTGATTACCTTCAAGAATTGTTCCTGATGTTGTTAAGTAGCAGAAGAACTCAATCTGATGACCACTTGAACTGGATGGTGCAACTGTGTTAACAGCAGAGTCAACAACAACTGTACAACCAGCAAATTCGCCAACGGCTCTATCGCTGATTCCAACACCACCGCCACCCCATTGGATGCCAGTTCCAGTTGATAATGCAGAAGTAGAGAAAGTTAACATACCAACCTGATATAGGTAGTAAGCAACTGTTGGATGAACGATAAGAATATCGAGATCCTCTCCTCTTTCTCCAAGCAAGTTTCTTGCCTTTGCAATTGAAGAAGCTGTTAAGAAGTTTGCTTCAGTAGCACTAGCACCAGCTTTTGCTAGGTCTAGTTTATTTGCTGCTAATGCAGTTCCAAATAAACCAGCTAAATGTGAAAACAATCTAGCGTTGTTTAGTTTGTTGATTGCATCTGCAAGTTGGTTTCTGATGTGACCCATTGGATCTTCACCAGCAGCCAAGATAGCAACGTCATCTACAGCATAAGCAAATGCTCTGTGGCAGATTGTTGCAACCTGTGTGCCTGTACCAATCTTCTGTGGTGTTAGGTAACCAGCAGTAGAAGTACCCCAGTTTGCAGCACCAGTTAGAATTTCTTCTGTTGGAGCGATTGGGTTGAATTCTGGAACTTGAATTCTTGTTCCACCTTCTGTTGCATCAAGTAGTCCATTACGAGTAATAGCACCAGACTTGATAAAAGCACTACGCTCCTTGATAGCTTCGGAAACGTAAGTACTAAAATTATTTCTCTTAACGACATCCGCTAATAGGACACCGCCAGAGTAATTCTGAAACGGAGCAGCCATTCAGATTTACCTTTAAACTTTTTGCGATACCCTAATCACAGATAAGGGCATTAGTTTCACCGAAACTAACTATTTTTATTGAGCCTCCCTCTTCAGCACGGCTGCGAGGTCGGGGTTCTCATTCTCCATTATAAGCTGTTGCGTCAAATTGCCAGTTTTCCAAGGATTATCTGTTCCACCTGACACATTTGATATAGGACTAGGCTTTGCACCCATACCAGCAGCACTGCTTGGTTTGAAGTGATGTTCCCATCCACTACCAGGATTTTTCAGAGTAGAAAGATAAACATTTAAATCTTGTTCAACACCACCATTAAGAACAACTACCTTACCTTCAGCATTTCGTTGTAATTTATTTTGCAGTAATGATAATGTTTGTTCTGCATTTATAGCACCTTGATTACTAATAGCTGCAAGTGCTGTGGTTTTGGTTGAAGCCATCTCATTAGAAGTTTTCATGTCTTCTAACTGTTGAGACAAAGTAGAAATTTGTTGCTGTTTGTCTTGAGCAGTTTTATTTGCTTCTTCCCAAAGAGTTTTCCATTGTCCTTGATCTTCTAACTCTTGTTTTCGTTGCTCTTCTTTTTTCTTATAAACTTCATCAAGTTTATTTTTTGCACCTTTAAATTTTTCTTCGCCTTCAGCGATTTGTTTTTTTAGTGCTGCAATCTGTTCTTCATATTGTGTTTTAACAGCAGTAAGATCAGGTGCATTTGGTTGTGCTGGTTGTGAAGGAGTTTCAGTCACGGACTGATCAGAAGGAGTCACAGACTCAGACTGAACTACTTTTTCTTCGATTGCCATGAATTATTCAGATAAGATGTTAGTGGATTTTTTTTTAGAAGGCTTTTTTTTAGCTTCTACTTTTGGTGTTTCAACAGGAGTGGATTTTACAGCAGGAATTTCTGCTAGTTCCCACTTATACGTTCCGTCTGATTGTTGAACGTAATCTAAGTGTTTGCCCATAATTAGATATGTACTTGCTCTTTAGTTTACCAAACTATTCAGATTTGGCTTCATTAGCTGAAGGTAGTACTTCTCCCTGCACCAAAATGTCTCTAAATTCTTCTCTATCTATTACCTGTTGATCAAAGAGAGATGTTAATGCTGTGATATCCTGCCCGATCAATCTTTCAATATCAAAATCTCTACTGATCTTAACTTCGGGTGGTTCAATTCCTACATATTCAGCAGATAAATTAAATGCTTTTTGAAGTTTTTGTTCTAATTCCATAGAAACCATAGCAAGCATAGAATTAGTATCTACACGATCTAACCTTCTTGCATCAGCAGATTCAGCTACAAACTTCTGTTGACTCAAAGTACTAATACCAAGAGTAGCCATTTGCATCTGTAATTCCTTAATCTCAGCAGATTGAGCATCAAAAGCACTAGAAGCTGGTTCGACATAATAAACTTTATTTCCAGGCTGAGTTGCCATTGCATAATTAACAGATATAGCTAAATCTTTTGTCTGATCATCATACCCTTCCATTACAAGCATTGGTTGAGATGCAACGTGCAAACTATGAATCAAATCTGCTTGTCTTTGAAAATGTGCAAGATTTAAATATGCAATATCAAGTAAAGGTGGTTTACTTACTAAATTTTCAACTTTTCCAGAATAAACAGTAACTAATGGTATTTCACCAAGAGAAAAACTGCCCGACTCTGCCAACTCATAATCCTTTGCACCAGCAGGACTAGACATATCTCCTGCATATCCTCCACCATCATCTTCATACAGATCTTCAACAGTTTCTTTTTTCCTAAATACACGATAACGACCTGGTTCTATAACTCTCATCTGATCATAAATCTTTTCACCAAACTCACCATCTGGTAATACAGCTTTTTCTGCAATCCTAACTTGCACTAAATTTCCATAATTTGATTCTCTATCTAATCTCCAACCATAAATATTATTAGGATCTATTTCAATCCAATAGGGTCTACGATCCTGTGCTCTTTCTTCAGCTAAACTTCTTGCTCCAGATGGTGCTGGATAATCTACAAGAATATGACTTTGACCATAAGTAAGAGAACACATCAATAATCTTCTTGCATATTCATCTAAATCAGAACCACAACCATCAACATCCATTTTGAACATATCTGTCCAATAAGGATCACCTATTAATGATATTGGTTTTCTTAAAACAAGACCTGTAGCTGCTCTAATTAATCTCTGTGTAAAAGGACTAAATACTGATCTATTTACTCTTGCAAGGTAAGCGTCATAATCTTCTCTTGGTTCTAATGGTAAAAATGCTTCACTATTTTCTCTCAAGTATTCTGTTCCTTCTGTTACTGCTTTCATTATTTCCCAACCTTTTATCATATCTATAACTGCTCTAGTCCTAGTAAAAGGACTATCACTTCCACCTAAATAAGAACTGGCTGTAATACTTGTTTGAATTCTTCCTGGGACTGCGTAAGTCATGTCAACACCTCCATCGTTTTAAGGCTAACGCTTTTCTTGTAGGTCTGCCTTTTTTATCTTTCAAAGGCCCAGGCATACCAGACATTCTTGCACAGAAAGACTTTCTTCTTGCCTTTTCTGCTGGTGTAAGCCCTGATTTTTTAGTTACAGGTGCTTTTAAATTACTTCCAGTAGCAGCATTATATTTTCTACGACCTTTTGCTGTCAGACCACCTTTTTTTGATTTTTCACCTCTACCAACAGATAAACTTACACCTTTACGTTTTTTTCTCATTATTTACCTACCTTTGCCTGTGCTTTTTTATGAGCAACAGTAAATGAATCCCCTGCTCGCATCCTTCTTTTCATAAACTCCATATGCTTATCACTATGATGTTCAGAATGTTTTTCTAATAAATTTTTTTGACGAGTAGTTAATTTCATTTTTTCTTCTTTTTCTTCTTTTTAGCTTTTAATTTTTTAAAATCAGCAGCAGTGATTTTATCTCTAGGAGGTGCAACAGCAGCCAGTTTCCTTTGTTTTGAAGAATAAGAACCTTTAGGCATGATTTTTCCTAGATAACTCCATGTTACCGCTTTCCTTAAGATTTTACACTTATTTCTTTTTCTTTTTTGTCTTAGTTTTCTTTTTCTTACCTTTTTTGACACTTGCGATGTATCCTTGACATCTAGCCATTGCGTGAGATTTGCTCATTTTTTCTTTTTAGTAGTTTTTTTACGTCTATGTTGATATGTTATCTTCTTACTACTTGTTTTTTCACGTTTAAATCTTGCTTTTTCACTCGCTGACATCTCTCCAACAGTCTTAGGTGTCTTACTTGATACACGTTTACTTGGTCTACACGCTGGATAACCTCTTTTTTCTCCTTTTGAACGACCACAAGGCTTTCCTGTCTTTACATCAACCCAATTTTCCTTAAACCAACGTGTTAAACCACCTTTAGCTCTAGGATTTGTACTACTTTTTCTTTTTTGTGGCACTTTTTTTACCTACTCGATAAGTTCCACCACGTTTTTTGTACTCTCGTACAAGCCATGCGTTAGCGTAGGCTGATGGATAAACAGCAAACTTGCGTTTAGCTTCGGCTTTTACTCTAGCGTAAAGAGCTTTATTTACAGGAACATTCACTACGTTTTTTACCTCCCTTCTTCTTCTTCTTCTTTTTCTTAGTTGTAGAATGGTACATAGTAAGAATTAGGTAGTTCTTAATATATTCTAAACGCAGTTTGACCTAATGTCTCTGGCTTTGCCAAATTAAATTGTTGTAGACAAAGATAACCAAAAGCATCAAAAGCATGGTCAACTCCTAGATTTTTATTAGGCAAACCAGTATTTGGTGCATATGTGAGAGTTCTAAGAGCTTTTATCAATTCTTTACATCTTGGATGAATAAAAGTTCTTTGATCTCCATTTGCATCAAGCAGAGCAGTATTAACAGCAGTTATCTTATCTCTAATCTTCCAAGGAGATTTAGGACTCATAACAGTAAAACCACTACGTCTGAGAATATTATGATCTGTTACTCCAACCCCACTTGTTTTTCTTGCACTACCCGTTGGGTCAGGACAAGCAATAATTCTTCTATCTACTCCATATCTTCTTGTCACTTCTTCAGCAAAATCCCATGTGGTAGCACCTCCTGTCAGCATGATCTCATCAAAAACATATAAATTGTTGTCATGCTTATACGCACAGATCCCTGCCATAGGGTCAACGTTAAAATCTAAACCCAATAACAAAGGAAGCATATGTAGATCTTCCACTTCCTTATCAATGTTGTCATCAGTGAAACTAACAGCAACTAAACCAGTAAGATTTTCAAAACTAGCTTCAAATTCCTGTCTGAATGTCCTCGCATCTAATTGTGACCTAGCTGCTTCCACTTCTTCTTTCTTTACGTTACCCCCCTCTATCGTTGTAAAGCTCCATCTAGCCCAATCATCCCATTCCTGTTCACCACAAAAGCACCACATATCATAAAACCAACTGGCAGTACCGTCAGGAGTACTAATAAACAAAGCCCAACCCTGTTTATCTGCTAAAGCTGGTCTAATAACTTCAGCCCATACATCTCGATCCATAAAAGCAGCCTCATCCAATACAACCCCTGCCAAACTTCTTCCCCTCAATGCCATCGCATTTTCAGTTCCCTTTAACTCAATACTTGATCCATTTATCAAATCTAACCTTAAATCTGTCTCATTCTTACTCTTAATCCATACCTTCGGTGTTAATCTCTTTAACTCCTTCCACGCAATATCCTTTGCCATCCTATAAGTAGGAGCACAATAGAAATATACTTCACCAGGTCGATTGATTGCCCCTCTAAGCAGTTCAATACAGGAAAGGTATGATTTACCAAACCTTCTTCCTGCAACCAACACCCGAAATCTTTTATCACTATTAAATACCTCCCCCTGTGCATACCTTAAACTGATTTCTTGCTGTTTTGTAGCCGTCATACACTCAAAAATAACAGAAAATTCAACTTATACCCCCCTTTTATAGCCTATTTCACGTTTTTTAGGTTATTATTCGATTAATAACCCTTAACAAGATCAAGTCCGTGGCTTCTTCTACTTTCCCAGAAAACATAAATAATAATCTAATACCTCAACCAGCAAAAAAGAAAGGTCGCTCATCTTTCTCAGATGTTTTGAAACGTTCTCAACGTCTTTACGCTCGTCAACTTGAAGGTAAAACTACTCGCCAATTAGTAATAGAACACGCAAATATCGAAAGTGTTTCAGAAACTACCGCCTGGGAAGATTGGGGTAGAGTTAAAGTTTGGAATAATGAAGATTGGGAAAAAGATAGAGAAAATCTACTTCCACGCTTACAAGCTATGAGAGTACGCTTATTCAACAAAGCAGTTAAAAAGGGTCAATTACAAACAGCAGCACAAATCCTAGACTCTCTAGGCAAAGTAATAGGTGAATCCGTAGAAACAGTTAATATCCAAGCTCCAGAACTTTCAATTCGTGTAGAACCAAAAAATTAACCAGAATATATTTAAGTTCCCCTGTCTGTACATAAAAAAAATAGTATTTTTGTACTACTCCCCCTAGTACATCCCAAAAAAATTAGTTAGTCCTTTTTAGTCCTTAGCGGTAGCTATTAGATATCACTATGGTATAATAGAATATAGTTATGTAAACTTAAATTTTTTACTATGTTTATTTTCTTCAATTCTTTTTTAGTTTCTGAAGTAATAACACTTAAGAAAATTGCAGAATACATAACTATGTAAACCTAAAAATTATTCAACCCTTCCAACAAATGAACAGTATTAATTTATTCCCAACAGAGGACAAACAAACCGTAAGAGCAGAGAAACTTAAATTTCAATTCTCTTTTAGTTCTTACAGTTCTTATATGACTATCTCTGATAGCTCTAAAGAATTAACAATCTATCTTGATGACAAAGCAGTTAGAGATTCAATAATCTTTAACGTAAACAATTTATCTGCTGACTATTCGAGAGATAAAAGTTTTCTAAAATTATTATTTCAAAAGGTAGTAGAAAAAATTAACAAGATGGACAAAGAAGACAGAGCCGATATGGAAGCATGGCTAGTCGCTAATTTCAAGCATCAGGAGGTTAAGTAATGACTAAGAAAAAGAAACAAGAAAAAGACTTAACTGAACAAGAATTTATTGACCGTATGAACAAGTGGTCAAGAAAAATGTTTGGTTATACCAAAAACGGAAAATACTACAGGGGAGATTCAAACAATGAGAGCTAAGAAAACTTATTTAAGATCTCAAGTAAAAGTATTATTAAATATTTTAGATCTTGAGAAACTAGATAAATTATGTCTAGGAAAATATGGAGAGCTTAACCGCTCTCTATATTTTAGATACTTACTAAAAAAAGAAATTCAGGAGAATTTAAAATGAGACTTAAAATTCAATTAACTTGCTATTTAATTTTAATAGCTTCAATTTGTTTTACAGGTTTTGAGATATTCAAAACTTTAAACAACTTTCAAAATACTTACTTACAAAAATTAGAGGTACTTAAAAATGACTAAAACAACAATAGAAAAATTTGATGGAGGATTTACTATTTGTAATCCATATGCAAGTAAAATAAAATTTACTTGTTTGGATGGAGTAGTAATAGAAGTTCCCGAACTTAGTCTAAGATTAATTCTTACTAGATTATATTGTTCTTATACTCGTGATATTTGCGGGCTGAGAGGTTCGGCGGTTAGCTGGTTAAATTATCAGTTCGGAGTTAAAAAGACTTATAAGTTTTGGCAAAAGGCATTCAAAGAAAATGGATGTTTTGAAGCTCTCAAGATTAAAGAACCTAAGTTTTAAAACTCCAGGACTAAAAATAATTAACCCTAAGAAATTAGGGTTATTTTTTTGGTCAATTTTTTTTTCAAAATTTTTTCATTTTTTTTTTTTTTTTTTTTTAAAAAAAAAATTTTTTTAA